AAGTCTTAACCTTATTATCACCTTCCAACATTTCCGTGATTAAATCTTGGTCTCCCTTTAGTCTTTGCATATCTGTAGGCTTAAATCGCGTATAGATCCTATTATAGTCTCCAATCTTCCAAATCATCATTGATGAGTTAAAAGTAGGTCTCCACCAATCCTTAATAATTGTAAAACTACTTTTCTCTTTATTCTTACCTACTAAGTCTAGATTAAAAACCTCCTCTTTAGGCTTATCACCCTCAATAGCATCAGTAACTATCTTATCTATGTTATCTACTATCACTACATCTAAATCCAGATATAAAGCATAACCTTGATAGACACTCTCCAATTGAGGAACAAACAAACTTAACTTACACCAACTATCTGCAATACCTATATATGCTTGCAAGAACTCTATACCATCCTCATCTCTGTGAAGATTAGGTTTATCTGTTAAACAAACAAAACGATAAGGAACCGTAAGATGCTCCTGTAACATATTTCTTAACTTCTTTACGTAGTCAAATGAGTACTTGTGACCTACCCATAGACAAAAGACATTCAATTTTTCACTCATGTACACCTATTATTAACCTAATGTTGATTGTGTCCCCAATTCTCCACCAAATAGCAAACTTCTTCTTCCAGCTTGTCTTGCTCTACGAGATCTGAATATATCTTGTTGTTTCTCTGTTTGCTCTGCTATCTCTGCTTCTTGTCTCTTCTTTACTTCCGCTTGTCTAGCTCCTTCTACTGCCGCTATACTTTTAGCTCTAGTTTCAGCTCTTCTTGCTGTTACATGTTGTTTTTGCGCCGCCCCCGCAGTTAATGCTGACGCTACTACTACTGCTGCTGTTGCTACTCCCATTATATTCTCTTAATATAGTTAAAACATTGACTTCCCTGGATAAAACCTAGTTTAGCGAATTCTTTCTCTAGAATCAAGTTATTATCAAAGATAGACATAGCATATTTATATCCAAATCTATGAACTTCTTCACACACATATTTCAATAACTTAGACAGTAACTCCCTATCCTTTACTTTAGGATTACTTACTACCCAATCTATAACAGCTATATTACTATTAGATAAGTATAACCACATCGCATAATAACCAACCCCTTCTTTTTCTACTATATAACCCGTCTCAGGAAATATATCATTAGGTGGCACCTGCCAATTTCTTCTTGCTTTATACCATGAGTTAATAGTTTCTAAATCCTTTTCCTCTATTCTCCTAATCATAAACACTCCAACTTGAATTAGCTTGATAAGTTCTACCCACACCATACTTTTCCTTTAACGCTTTGTTAGGTAAATTAAAAGCAAAAGTTAATGCTAGTGCATCACCTAAGTCTGGAGATTTACCATATCTCTCTTTTATCTTCTCCTTAGGTTCTATCTTTAACTTACCTGCAGAATCAAATGTGTAATGTGGTGCTTGTAAGTCTGCATGTAATTCATCATTATCTTCTATCTTAACTGGACCATTGTTTAACCAATCTTTTATTCTATCCCACATCTCCGCTCTCTTGTTAAGATATCTCTCTGCATCATCAGCTTTCTGACCAAAATTAACTGGCACTACCACATTAGTATATCCTAACTCTTTACATCTATCATATATCCCAGCACCTATACCACCAACATCCACAAATATCTTCTCTGGTTTATAGTGATTAATCATTTGCACTAATCTACCTACTACCTCCATAGTATCTAATCCTTGAAAGATCTCATGTCTATGCTGTACTCTACCAGATCTAAATACTATAGCAGTCCTATCCTTTCCCTTCCAAGCAGGATCTACACCTATAACTAATTGATTATCCGCATGAACATTCTCACACTTCCTAGCAGACATAATAGTTTTTGGTTGTATTAAACTATCTTCACTAGATGATTGGAATGCTTCTAATGCTGTTGCTGGGTACTCTTGCTTAAATTGCCACTCACCACCTACAAAATTGGATATTTTATTACGTCTCCACACTATCTGACTATCATCCAACTGATATAAATTCTTATATTTATACTCCTCATCAGTTAACTTGAAATCATCAGGAACACCTAATCTGTATTCATCTTGCCAAAACCATGGAACAAATATTAGTTGGTATTCACTATTCCCATGCATAGCAGCCATAGACATCTTATGAAACATATTACCTATTCCATTAGCGGTAGATTCTAATATAACCTCCGTCCCTTTCATATCTGGAATAGTTTGCATTATACCTGTACTAATCTCATTAGCATTACTCCAGAAAGCACACTCTGAATTTGATACCACACAGGCTGTAGTTTGATAGTTATGATCTTTGTGATCTACTTCTATGTCCCATACCTTTTCGATTTTCCTTGGCTCTATGGATTTAACTTTACAGAATATTTGACCATTCTTTACCATTATCTTTTCTACTCTCCTTACCTCCATTTGATTAGATGAGACTCCATCTCTATACCTCCTTAAGGTATTACCAAACATCTTTACATTATAAATATCTTTAGTTCGCTCCCCATACCTATATCTTTCAGATTTTCTGATGTTAGCAGATCCCAATTCTAAAGCTAAAATTATACGCTGGATTTGTCTTGATATCTTCTCATGTATAGAGGGTGCTGTTATTCTATCATGTTGAGTCTTACTCCCATCACCATCTAAATATCCTCTCAACACTCCCCATAAGAATTCTTTATTTGTACGAAAGAACCACTCTGGTATCCGTTTATCACCTACCCTTCCACAAATATCATTAATAGCGGTACTAAGAAACTTACCGTAAATCTTAGTTCTTCCCCTATTAGTCCCCTCATCTTTATAGTGCTTTACCGAAGTAGGTAAACCCTTAACCCCTTCTAAAGCCTTGTAGATAAATGTCTCATCTTTATGATAAGCTAATTCCATATAACCTAATCCTGATTTTATATGACCTTCCGCTAGATAATATCCTATGAAATAACCAAACTCTTTATTAAGGTCAAAATCATAACCCTCTATGTGCTTAGACCCCCCTCCCTGTGGTCTCTCTTTATTCTTTAAAGACCAATGGTAAGATTTAATAGAGTTATCTAGCTCTATCTTCGGTAAAGCCACATAGTCGTTTCTAGTTAAATCTTTTAATTCTTTATACCCATCAATAGTTAAAACTTTATGATCTGCTGTCAAATATATTGCCTCACCACTAACCCATACATCTAATTTATATGTCTGCTTCTCTCCTGTATATATCTTATTAGATACGGGTGCTATTTTACCACTGGAAGTCATCACCTCATCCCCAATCACTATATCTCCCATAGACTTACTAGATCCATCAGCTAGAACTATAAGACTATCTTCACTTAAACATCCATGTAATAGCTGTATAGTATCAGATCTACCTATATTACCACTACCTGCAGTACCAACCGCATAACCAGAATCTAATTCATCAAAATACAATTCCTTAGCATTTGATACTCCAGTACTAGGTCTAAATAAATCTGGAACATTATCATGATATCGTTGCACCAATCTATATAAATTATCAGTAGCATCTTTTAAATGAGTTACTATAAAACACTTAGTACCTAAGCTATGGGTAACCTGATGATAGAATCTAGCTGCTACATATGTAGAACATCCTTGTTGTCTTCCTTTAAGAATTAAAGCTCTTACCTTACCAGTAGCTTTTCTTTGTTGTTCTAACTTTTCGTGAATATATAACTGAGCTTTATTAAGTAAGAATGGCTTTACATCACCATCCTTTGTTCTGATCTTCAAGCATTTTTCAGCATATAAAGGGAAGTTTCTTTTAAGCTCTAAATATAAATCCCTATGCTCTTGCTTCATAGTCTTACAAATTCTTTGTCTTTTTTATCTCTAATAGCACGTATTACTTTGTAATAAACAACATTTCTCAGCCTTTCATTACCATTAAACTTCCACCAAGTAGTGTGATCTGATCCATACTCTATATTAGAATGACTAAAGTATATATTATACGAATCAGTAGCTTTATCAAAATGTTTTTTAATAACGATTGTTCTTTCCAAATTAATCAAAGGATGATCCCTGAATTTAAGCCATTTCATATTAAACCTCATGTATAGAGTTATATATATAAAAGACGATATTTATGTCAAGTATAAATATATTGATAATTAGGTCGTATCACACTACTCTCCAAACGGAGCGGTGACTCTAGCTTAACTAAGTCCTATTGGATGCGAAAGTCGGCTTCAAGCCGTGCGGGATTTCCCCCTAGCACCAAAGGGCTTATTTTTTGTGCAACAGCTATCCTTTTATTTTTAGAAGAAAATTTATTCATTATATTATTAATTAGATAAAATATTTAAAGGAAGCATCCAGAAGAATTGGTATAAACAACCACACTATCACCTCCATAATATCACCCCGTTACATTAGCTAATATTACTGCTATGATTGCTATTGTTATTGCTGTTGTGATCATACTACCTACTAACATCATATATATATTCACACTTTAAGTATCTGCTATACTCCTCATGAGTAATAGTATTAGTACAGTCTACAGTATCTTCCCACGTTAGTCCACTATCTTCATGATTATATGTTCTACCCATCATAAAGAAGAATGTTACATATACTATAAATAACCCAATCCAGAACCATTTAGGTGGTGAATGGAGTATTATCCAAATTATTCTTGATAGTGTTATCAGTAGATACTTAAGTATATTAGTCATCTTTAACCTTCTAATAATTCTTAACCATACAAAAAGAAATAATAGCTATAATGAGAATAAACTTTAGCCACAAAGGAGACATAATTATTCCATAGATAATCATCGATATCAAGGATACCATCCCAACAATTACCGCACACACCAAAACCGCTACTATAGATGCACTCAATATTCTACTCATCTCTCCCTAACTCTTCCTTCAACACCTTAATCTCTTCTCTTTTAAGTTTATTCAACCTCTTGTACTTGGCTAGGCTTTTTTCTAGCTTATTTGCTCTAATTCTTTCTTTGAGGAACATGGCTTTCAATCTGTCGCATTTGTTCATGAGATCGTCATGATTTAGAGCCCTAACAAAAGAGGTTGTATTATCCAATTTCTGCTGCATGAAATTCTTCTCGAATTGTTCTCGTGCTTCTTTTCTCTCCTTCTTAAACCAACTAAACATTTTTACCTTCCATATATATTAATATATGTGACATTATACATACTTATATATATATTACAAGTAGTATATACTGCAAAATTCTTTTAGTTCTTGACTCATTAGAATAAATAAAGTACTTGACAAAGGGAGCTCTTTTTGGAGAGATCTCGAGAGAGGTTACGCCAACACAGTGTTAACGTAAAATTGGTGGGCGTCTTTATTTACTACCTCACGATTCACTATAATTATCTTCATTAAGAGTAATAGTATTTGCTCTAGCTTCTTTGAGAGTTTCTTTAACCCATTCATCATGTGTTGATTTAACAGTAACATCTACTGTCTTGGCATCACCGTATACTTTAGGTTTTAACTTAGAAGCAACCCATTTCATAGTATCTATTTTTAATCTAGCTCTTTGAACATCGGATTCTGTATCAGATATGACTAACATTTCTTCTATAAAAGCGTCTGCTTGTTGACTTTTTGCTTGCGCGTATAATTCGGAAAACTCTTTATTATTATTTAACCACTCGAATAATGTACTCACTGCTGGTGTATCATCGGTAGCACATATAGTTTTGAGTGACTTTCCTTCTGCTATTTGTTGACATATGTTTCTAGCTAGTTCTGAGCTATAGACGGTTGGTCTTCCTGTTCTATTTACTTTGGTAGCAGGTAATTTACTTTTTGCCATTTTCGTTATCTAGTATTTTTTCTATTTTTTCTAACAAGTTTTTATATTCTACCATCATTAGAGAATAGTTGAATAAATCTTTTACCTTATCACTTTTAATAAAGGCTCTGATATTTGATAGCTCCTGCCTTATTTCTTTTGGTTTAAAGTTTTCTTTGAGTAGTGTTATCCTAGAGTCTATAGTTTTACGTAGGGAAAGCTCTAGTTTAGTTGTTTCTAGAGCTAGTTTCTCCAGATCTTTTGTTATATCTATCATTCTTTTTACTCATTATGTATTCTTTTGGTAATCTTCTGCCATGATTGATAAAGTGTATTATTTGTTCATCTAATATTTCTTCATAATCATCATATAAAACATCATCATTACCAGTAATATCTGGTTGGAATATTGCCTTATATATATCTCTATATGCTATCATGCGTTATCCTCCTTCTTGTAATGGAGGGAACAAGCATCCCCCCCACCTGGAAAGTAACTTTATATTACTTAATTTACATATAATATCAACATATTTTAGTTATAATGTAATTTATATATAAATATATAGTTGACAATATTTATATAAGTGATTACACTTAAGTATATGATTTATTAACTATTATGAGTTTATATTATGCGTGAAAGACACCCTTTGGATATATATATAGGGCAAAGGATTAGGTTTAAGAGACGGATGTTTGGTTATACCCAGAGCGAATTGGGTGATAAACTTGGTGTTTGTTTCCAACAAATCCAAAAATATGAGAATGGACTTAACAAAGTTAGTGCTCATAATTTATATGGCTTATCTATGATCCTTAGAACTACTGTTGGGTATTTCTTTGAAGGGTATAATAAGGCTGATAAGAGTGCTAAAATCAATACCAGTTACGAAAGTATAGAGTTACTTAAGAAGTTTGAACAGATTAACAACCCTCTACTCAAGAAACAGGTAAAAGCTTTTATTAATCAAATTGCAAAGGTAGAAGAAAATGGATGATTTAAAAAACGTAGAAAGAATATTAGAGGATATTAAATTAACCTTAACCAATATCGAATGGTACATGAAAATAAATAGTACTGTCGAAGAAGAAAACCTTAATGAAAAAGATGAATAAGAATTAGAGGTTGTTTTAGATACCTGTTTTTATATTTATAGCTCATTATATATAAAAATAAATCTTGACAACCTCTTACTCATCTCTGTTTGAATAAACGCTATTTCAGTTTCAGTTTAAACCCTCGATTTTCTTATAAACCTCTTCGGTGTTATCTGATCCATCAAGCGGGAAATAAGAATTTTCAAAGTCATTTAAAGCCTGTAATCTGCTGTAGGATATACTATCAGAGCCATTCAACCTTCTCTCAAATGCTATCGGTACCACTCTATTGACCAGGGTTCTAACCTCGCTGTATTCCTCCTGTGGATCTTGTATGCTGATAGAATTTTTATACTCGTCCTCCCAACATCCTTGATTCAACCAAGTGGTAGGGTGCTTCCAGTAAGAGCAGTCTACCCCTCTAGCCTCCTTGTACTTCCTCACACCTTCGATAATGTTAGCATGATCTGTTTTCTTCAAAGCAGATTCATAAGCCTTCAAAGCTTTTGGTTTTGATTTCTTGTAATCATACAACTCCCAAAACTCTTCAAACAATTTTTTTGTTTTAGTTTTTTTTATATCATTATCATTATCATTTTCATTATCATTAGGGGTTAGCTTGGGGTTAGCTTGGGGTTTTTTAGGGGTTTCTTTGGGGTTTTTTTCCTTTCTTGGTCTACCTCCTAATTTCCCGTATTCCTTACCTTTACAACCATTTTCATACTTCTTATGATTAGCCTCTAGTTGTGGTCGTATTAATGCGAAAATTGACCGTGAAATAGGTGATAGTTCTTGTAGGTTTTTTTCATAGTTTTCTTCAAACGAAAACCCCAAAATAACCCCTAAAATTTCCAACTTATTTTCGTCAGGTAGTTCCTTAATTGCTTCGTAAAAACTTTTGTAGAATATAAAACTTTGCTTCATTTGATCCTCTTTAAATGGAGGGGAGTGGTGCAACGGATTAAAGACCACAACCCCATAATAATATCTCATATAAGCAATTCCGTTGCTTTATAAACAGATATACTTGTAGGTAATATCTGTCAATTAATTCGCTTGTAAGTAGTATTTGGTGGGGTCAGCAGGTAGGAGAATGGTAATTAAGCTATAACTGACCCCATAGTAAATATTATTTCTCAGGCTTCTCCTGAAAAGATTGCATAAAGAATTTAGCTAAAGCAGTCTTAACAATCCAGCTAAAACTAGTGCCATACTTGGTCTTGTAATCATTTAACATCTGCTTCTCTTCAGGTGTTATTTGAACTATTAGTTTAGGAGATTGCTCTTTCATAGACGTTGACGATGCTTTCATTTTATTACCTTTATTATGTTTTATAACTATTTATAAATAACTATAATTATTTATTGACAATACACTTTATAGTAGTATGTATATAATAAGTCAATATATTTATATAAATTAATATGTTACAAACAATAGCAGTATATAAAGAACAATACAAGAAAAGAAAGATCGATCTTAATAATTTTTATCGTAATATAAACTTATTGGGGAATATAATAACTCCGAAGATGGATACACATATAAAGAGTTATATAAATAATGTTAATAATCTAAATAGAGGTAAAGATGTTAAATAAAGTATCATTAATGATTGTAGCTATTTTAATATTAACTGCATGTATCAAACACGCAGGAGGGGAATCATTCGATGTAATAACTAGATCTAACGAGATTCACGAAGAGTGGTTAGCTCTAGAAGAGTGTTGGGAGAGATATGAAGCTAAATGTGATATTAATTAATAATTTTAAAAGGGAAGTACTATGAAAAATAAATTATCGCTTTCAGAAATGATAGACAGAGCTATAAGATTAGAACCAGATCATGATCAAGGTATAATGCAACTAGCTGATATTCTAATGCCAACCATTGGTCATAATGAGAGAAGAGAGATATACAGACAAAAGTTAGATAGTAATTTCTGTGATCCTATAGATGATGTCTATAAAGATGATTATGAAGATGAATATTTAACTAGGGATGAGGTGTGTGATGTGTAAAGTAGTAGTAAGTGATCTATATATTAAGAATATAAATATCAGTTCAGAAGACGGAGTTCTTAAAGGATCAGCTCAAGCATATACTGGTAATAAGAAAGTGCCTGAAGCTATGATTAACCTTACTCAAAAGGAAATTGATGATATATGTAATATTGTATATAAATTTGTAGATGAGAAGAATGATAATAAAGAATATCAACCCCCATTCTAAGGAGAAACAATGTCTTTATACGAAAGAGAAATCTATAAAATAGATGAAGAATTAAGGAATTTTGAGGAATCTAATCCCGATATAGAATTAACACCAGAAATAGTAAAATCTATTCTAGATGGAATTTCTATTGACTTTAATACAAAAGTAATAAATATATGTAAATATATAAAAACCCTGGAAGGTAATATTATGTCTTATAAAACTGAGTTGACTAGAATCCGCTCTAACAAAGAGAAGGATGAGGTCAAGATTAAAAATCTAAAACAATATGTAGTACCATATATTGAGCAAAAAGGTAAAAGTCAATACGGTACATTCAAAGTAGGTTTGCGTAAATCAGAAAGTGTATTTATCGAAGATATAAAGTCTATTGATGATGCTTATAAACATTATGAGCAAATAATCTCTATTAATAAGATGAAGGTTAAAGAAGCTATTAAAGCTGGTGAAGAAGTGCAGGGCGCTTCTCTGATTTCCAATAACAACTTACAGATAAAATAATGACCAAAGATTTACAGAAGAAATTGGCTGATATCCAGACAAAGATATCAGTTCCTAAGAAGCATAAGAATAGTTTTGGTGGTTACATGTTCCGTAAGGCTGAAGATATATTAGAGGCTGTTAAAGGCCCTTTATGTGAAGCGGGCTTGTTAATGACTATATCAGATGATATATTATATATAGGTGATAGATATTATGTTAAATCAACTGTTACTATTACTGATGGTAAAGAGGCAACTATTACAACTAGCGCTTTAGCTAGGGAAGTGTTAGATAAGAAGGGTATGGATAGCTCGCAAATAACAGGTGGTGCTTCTTCATATGCGAGAAAATATGCATTAGGTGGAATGTTTGCTATTGATGATAGTACAGATCCTGATGTAACTAACGATAATAAAAAAGAGGTAGATGATTCGTATAATTATTTAAAAGAAAGTTTGGAGATTTGTTCTAACGGTAATGAGTTAAATGCATTTAAAGTAAATCAAAAAACCACAAATTCCCTATCTATCTTGAAAAGGAATGATACCAAGCGTTATAATGAAATAGTATCACTTGGTAATGAAATAACAGCTAAATTTAATCATGAGGTAAAAAATGAAAGCTAAATTAGACAACAACACTCTAAAACAACAAGAAATGTTAATAGAGTTAAATAATACAATTAGTAGAATCCGTTCATTAATGTATCACACAGATGTAGATAGTAGATATCTTAATATAAAGTTATCTCATCAAGCAACAGATTTAATTGCAGAATTAGGTCGTGAGATGGTTACTAATCCTGTAGAAGTAGAATCTTACAAGGACAATGTATTATCAATTAACTTTAATTAAGAGGTGAAGATGTTTAAATGGAAAAAAAATAAGGGCAACTGGAACTCAGGCGACTGGAACTCAGGCGACTGGAACCCAGGCGACTGGAACTCAGGCGACAGTAACTCAGGCGACTGGAACTCAGGCGACTGGAACCCAGGCGACTGGAACTCAGGCAACAGTAACTCAGGCGACAGTAACTCAGGCAACTGGAACTCAGGCAACAGTAACTCAGGCAACAGTAACTCAGGCGACTGGAACTCAGGCAACAGGAACTCAGGCGACAGGAACTCAGGCAACAGGAACTCAGGCTACGGTAACTCAGGCTACGGTAACTCAGGCGACTTTAACTCAGGCAACAGGAACTCAGGCAACAGGAACTCAGGCAACAGGAACTCAGGCAACAGGAACTCAGGCTACGGTAACTCAGGCGACTTTAACTCAGGCTACTGTAACTCAGGCTACGGTAACTCAGGTATATTTAACAGTAACCAGCCTACGTTAAGGCTTTTTAATAAAGACTCTAATTTGAATTATAATGATAAGATAATACAACAAGCTCTCGACATAATATCTAATGTTAAACCTATCTTAACTTGGGTAGATTCAGATAGTATGACTACACAAGAGAAAGAAGAACATCCAGAACATAAAACCACAGGTGGATTTCTTAGATCAAGAGATATGGAGTATTGTTGGAAAAAATCTTGGGAGAAGATGTCTGATGAAGATAAAGAGACTATAACCTCTTTACCAAATTTTAACGCTAAGATATTTAAAGAAATTACAGGAGTAGATGTTACTAATAATCTTGATCCTGAGGATGAAATAGAAGTAGAAAGATGATGATATAATAGAACTTAATGGAATCAAATATAAAAAGGTAAACAATGACTAAATTTATAAACAGAACAACCATATATGGAATAGTAGATAACAAGCCTGAGATAAGACAAACTCAAGCTGGTAAAGAGTTAGCTAATTTTACTGTATATACAGCTGATATATATAAGGATCAGGAGTATAAAGATTGGCATAAAATAGTATGTTACTCTGCACACCTAATAGAAGAGATTAAGTTTCTACAGAAGGGTGATGAGGTGTATCTAGAAGGAGCTATAAAGACTAGAAAATATACAGATAAAACTAACACTGATAGATACATCACAGAGATTGTCCTAAAAGGAATTGAGGGGAAAATAATTATCCCTACATCTAAATCCAATGCAGTAGAATCTACAAAGGAGATTGAGCAGGATACTTTTAACGATAGTATACCTTTTTAATAATTATTACATGAGTGGTGAAATGAATATATTAACACTTGATTTAGGCACTAAAACTGGTTGGGCTTATCATAATCCGACCAGGTCCGCTAGAATAGTGAGTGGAGTTACTAATTTTAAATCTACTAGATTTGAAGATATTAATAGAAGGTTCGTACGTTTCCGTAAATGGTTAGATACAATTCTATATGAGCAACAAGAAGAAATAGATATTATATATTTCGAGGAAGTGAGAAGACATCTAGGTGTAGATGCAGCACACGCATATGGAGGTTTCTTAAGTATGTTAACTACATTCTGTATAGAGAGAGAAATACCTTATCAAGGAGTGCCTGTAGGTAGTATTAAGAAAAGCATAACTGGGAAAGGAAATGCTAATAAAGAAGCTGTTATTAAGGCTATTAAAGAGTTAGGTCATCTACCTGCTGATGATAATGAAGCAGACGCTTTAGCTGTGTTATATTATGCTTTGAATGAAGAATTGAAGGAAGACAAAAATGTTAAAAACAATAATTGATATATATTTATCAATAATAGCGTTACAGTTCATCTGGTTAGCTCTGATTTATATAAAAGTAACATACTTTGATAACGAGAGATAATTGACAATTATATATATTTATATATAATTATATATATAACTTTTAAATGGAAAGAAAATGAAAAAGATATTATTAATAACATTACTTCTAAGTTCATGTGGAACTATAATGAAAGGAACTAAATCTTCTTTCACTTTAGATACCTTTCCAGCGGGGGCAAGAGTAAGTATTAATGAAGAGTACTACAATAAAACTCCCATAGTAAAAGAATTTAAAACTAATCAAGATTTAGTTGGTAGAGTATCTAAGAAAGGGTATCATCAAGAATCTTTTAGAATACAAAGAACTATATCTAAGAAAGCTCTTTTAGGTGATTTAATATTCGGAGGAATTGTTTTATCTCCAATATTAATTGGTATAGACTCAGCTACAGGTGGGCTATATAACTTTGAGAAAAAGAGTACATTTATAGAGTTAGAGAAAAAGGAAGATGATATTCAGCAAGTGCACATACCACCTTTTAAAAGTAGGTTACCTAAGTATAAATTAACAGGTGATCCATTAGACTCTCCCTTATGGAGAAATGGTGTTGTAAGGAATTAACAACCAAGTCTAGATCTTTCAGACTTTATTTCTTCAATCTCATTAACTAGTGATTGGGTTTCCTTCAATACTCTAAAATGATAATCCATTGCATCATCAGCGTATTTAGAGGCTCTATCACTAGATTTCTTATAAGATAAATCAACTTGTTTGGAAGAGAGAGTTTCTAATAATATGTCACATCTATTCTGATTCATAGTCTTACTCATCTCTTCTATCTTTTTAGTATAATTCCATAGAAATCCAGATAGTGTTACAAGACCACTCATAATAAAAGGAAGTATAATTGGAAGGTACTTATCTGTGAATTTACGCACTTAATAATCAGCTCTAATAATATTCAATTTAAACTCGTCGGGTAATACTTGTCTCAATGTATCTAAAGTTGTCCGTGAAGAAAGAACAGCTGGCTCATCTTTTAAGAATCCCCATTTCTTTCCCACTAATATACATCCTTTAGTATGCTCTTCTACGTTACCATTATGGATAAGTATGGCAGATCTCTCTACAACATTATTAACCTCCCACACATTCTTATACTTATTACCATTGAACTTAGTACATACGTAAGGACCTTCTGGAATAGAAGATATAGTTGGTAGATTATTTCTCCAAGGATTCTCCAATGTTCTACAAATCTCAGCATTATACGAGTTGTATAATACACCAAGTATACAGCTCGTACTATATATCTTACGCTCTAGTGTGTAAATTTTTAGCATCAGTCCTAAGTGTTCTTTCTAGTTTACTTGCTATCTTATCATCTAATGTATTTCTAGTGCTCTTTGAGAGAGCTTTAGAACCATAGATTACAAATTCTTTAATTAGATGATATGCAACCGTTCTCACGGGATCTAATTTAAGTACAGATACAACTCCTAGACCAGCTTTTTTTATAAGTTTCATTGCCTAACTCTTGACAAAATTAATATATTTATCCTCCTTTTAAAAAGATAATGATGATTATATATCATTATGTATTATAATCAATACAGGAACATACAGTAAAATCAATTAGTTAGATGTTGTACGGAGTCATAACAATTCACCAAGAAATTAGTAATATTAATAATATAACCTCAAATCACTATCGTAAGTTGTATAGAAGGATGGTAATATCCGAGGTAATTCATAAAGAAAAACGTAAGCTAGAAATACTTAAAAAAGAATTAAAGAGAATAGAAAAGTTATCTAGTTTTTAACAAAGTATTAGTTAAATCCATTCTTTCTATTAAGCTATTTTCTAACCTGGCTGTAGTGTCTTTAAGATTATTCTCCACCTTCTCTATAGTCTCTTTTAAATGATCCTCCGTCTTCTTAAGATCTTCTTTAAAGACTTCCCTAGAAATATACTTCTCCTTTACCTTATCTATCTCCTTTTTAGATTCATCAACATCTTTCTTTAGCTCTGTGTAACTATTCTTAAGTAGTCCACATGATACAGAAACCAAGGCTAATAATATCCATTCAAATATTTGTATTTCCATCTCTATTCGCTATCAGCATCTTCTATTTCTATACCTTGTTTTTGGATTTCAGAATAATCCGCATTCTTTCCATCTACTGGGATAGAGGTGAGAATACCATCTAATTTAGCTGTTACACAAGTATGTTCTATGTCTGTATATTTAACATCTGTAATTTCCATTATAACCTCATAATTCAGATTTAAATTCTATTGATGTGCTAGTTCCACCAGCAATATCATATATATCACCAGAAGTTAATGAACTACTAGTAAATCTTAATGCTATTTTTGATAAATCAGTAGAGCCACTAATACTAGGAGAACCAGATAAAACATTAGATCCAGGTCTCGTCGTGAAATTACCAATATTGGTAACAACTATAGATGGTGCCGATCTCATTGCTACATCTAAAGATATAGTATATGCTATTGTCGTAGAATTAACAGCATATCCCGCACCTCCTAACGAGTAATTAGATGGCAAACTTATCTTTCGATAATATCTTTTACATAAGTCTAGTTGTGTCTGAATATTGATAGCCTCATATTTAGTTCCAACAGTACCCTCTTCAACCTGGACCTTGGAAATATCAAAGGTGAACGTAGTAGAGCTAGGAAATCTAAGCTGAATTGCTAAGTAGTCGTTATCATTGGTACCCAATGTTTTCCCAGAAATACTAGGAAGAGTAACAGTTGTAGTGAACTTTTGCCAAGATGTGGTAATAGTTAAGCCGCTACCATCAGTATCTACACTACTACTTGGAGAGCCACCGCTACCAAAATATTGCGTTACTCTAGGTGTAACAGATAATGTTCCACTGCCTACCTTTGCATAAAATGACCAAGTAATCGTTTTACCCGCAAGAGATCTTACACTCTCTACTCTCTGAGTCAAAGCAGATACACTACTTGTACCTGTGGTCTGATCAAACCTGTAATAATAAGCTGGTTCATCTGGCACATCTGTTTGACCAAGGGTGTGGGTTTGGCGACTTGCTGTAACTGCTCCACCTGTTCCAGATGCCGCAATCCATCTATCGCTTGTATAATCAGAACTACCAGCAGAAACACTAAAACTAACACCTCTTTGCCAAATATCAAAATCACCATTAATTATCTTATTTTTAAAAGATGATTCAATACCATCCTTAATCTCATTCCGAAAATCTGATATAATAATTTTCTTTGAATTATCACTATCACTATTGTCTGCAACACTTAATTGATCCGCATCTTGTAGAGTAGTAATAGCTGTTTGTGAATTAATAATTTGCTCAGCGTCTAATGTGGTACGTGCAGCGGCAGCCGTCTCGTCATCTAATACAGTGGCCATGAATGTTGAAGTAGGAACACCTGATTGTGCAGCAGAAGCTATAGCGTCACCATTAGCATCGAATGCTAAATATTTACTTTTTCTATCATCTGTAATAGGAATCTCTACAGACGAAGCTGTATCTTCATCTTTTAATAATACCGCTCTACTAGTAGTAGTGTTATTTTCCTGTATAATAAAAAGTTGTCTATCTAATTGATCATTTAATTCACTAGCTAGAAAGTCACCAGCTTGATTAAAATCAGTGCTTCTAGTTAATGCAGTATTACCAGTTATGGTAATAATATCACCAGTTGCAGCACCTGTTACTAGAGTAATATTACCACCACCAGCATCATCAACCCCTGATACTGTATATTCAGTAGTTAATGTTAATGTAGATGTGGAGCCATCAGAAGCTAACGTTTGTTTAACCTCTATCTCTGTTTGATCTGTAATTTTAAAATCATAAGCAAATACAGTTTGACCTGATGTTGCTGTATATTGTATTCTTCTGTCATTAGCTGGAACTGTCATTAAAAACCTCTTTCACTTTCTTGTTGTAGTTTACCTTCTAGAACTAATTGGTCAATAACAGGAAACTCTTCTCGGATAACTTTTTTCGCTTCCTGCTGGTAATCCCTCACTATTGATCTAATCATCTCTTGTTTCTCATCTCTATCTTTAAATTCACTTAAGAATATTATAGATTGTGGAATATCTCCTTTCACTAAATCAGTAAGAGCATCCTTCATATTACTCCCACCATATTGTATTAACTCAACTTCCTGACCTCTTAACTCAATCAACCTAGAATATATCTCTGGATAATCACTAAGATTAACTCTTATATTGTCGAAAGTAAGAGTCTTAGTAGGCATATTTACAGAATAACCATTCTCCAATAAATAATTATCTAGTGGATCATCTTTCTTTGTACTAACATAAAAAGGATTAAATAAAGAAACTATAGCAGAAGTTGTAGTATCAACACCTACTTCATCTGGATATCTATATTGAACTATTTCTCCATATACATTCCTCTTCTTAGGAACATCCTTACTAAAACCAGGTATCCTTGCTTTATAAGCATCCATAAGATTAGTAACATATTCTCTTTGTGGATTAACAGCTCTCTCAACAGCTGCAACACCAGAAGGAACAAATGAACTTAGAGTCCTTTGTATATATGATGAACCAAATCTATCTGGATCAGATAATGCTTCCATGATATTAGATATACCCTGTAAGAAAGTCTTATTAACTGTTGCATCACTTATTGCAAGAACTGTAGCAGTACTTATTCTATCCAATTCATTTTGTGCTTCTATATCATAAGATTCATAATTACTCATTATCTCAGCCATATTAGAAGCAAAACTAAATAAAGTAGATACAGGTTCTAATCCTTGATAACTATAATATTTATCACCTACTTTAATTGAATTAGGTTGCCATCCTGTTCTACGTAATGCTGCACTAGTTCTTCTATCAGATGGACCAGCACCAGTTACATTTCCATTTATTGCCATATCAACCGCTAAGGTCATCACACTAGATCCTATACCTATCTTAGCTAATGCAGCAGCCTTTCTTGTTCCACCAGCAGCTATCTCTTTTTTAACCTCTCCATGTAACATGGATACAGGTGTTCTCTCATAAGTAAATTTAAATATATTCACAGGAGTTTTGTAAAACGGAATTACAAACTTCAATGTAGGATTCTGTGATAATATTCTTTGAAAGTTCTTACCACTTCTACCTAGTTCCTTTGTAAAGGTTCCATAATCTGCAAAGTCTCTAGCTTCCTGTGCTAACTTCTTGTTAGGAGCTGCTGACATGTTAGCAACGTAATCTATTAAATCATCACCTTTAAGTCCTTGAGATAAACCTTCTCTTGTAGCTAAAGCTTTTAGTTGCGCATTATATAAAACTGTTTTAGAATATTCATCCCCCGCAGCCAATGCTTTAAACGAAGTGTTAACAACTCTACCATAATAATCCATACCATAAGCAAAAGGAGTTGCTCCTCCTTGTAGATCGAGTATATCTCTAGATGTTGCTCTTACTCTGGGTAATTCTACTTTACTTTGTCCAAACCCTACCTGACCAGTTCTAAAAGCCCTACCTGCATTAGACATAGCTTCTTTCTGAGATTGTAATATACCCATAACAAAAGCATTAGCTTCTGCCACAGTTACTTCACTATCTGGAAATAAAGCCTGAGCATATCTCTCTGTAGCAGACATTAAAGTCACTAAAGTATTAGAAGATAAATTCTTTACATGAGTTACAGGATTTGTAAGTAATCCAGCAGTCCATGCCTCTATTATAGCATCTTTAGTTCTTGCAGATGCAGATCTCTCTGTAACAGTCTGTAATTGTTGGAGTGTTAATTGACCATCACCAAACTCAGATAATCTTCTAGCTAGATCTTTACTAGTATCAGCTCCACCAAAGCTATCTAATATAGCCTCCATTCCTTTTAACTTCTCATTAGGTGTAGCAGTAGATGGTATAGACCATGCTTGTAATGCACGCCCTGCCTCAGCTCTAGCGCCAAGCACTTCTTTCTGTACAGCATGATGAGTAGCAACCATCTTCCTAAATGCATATTGATCTACATCACTAGCATCAGGACTTGCAGCTTTTTTAGCTAACTCCATCAATTTTTCTGTAGTCTTGTAATAGAAATTACGAGAAGCTGTTATTTGCTCTGCATTTAATGCTTCCCCATCTCTTCTATTCAATAGGGTTTCAAAAGCATCTATATCCTCTGCTGCACTTAAGGTTGCTTCATTACTTCTAACCCCTCTTCTAGCATCTTTAACAGATGGGAATAATTTACTCTCATTAGCCAAAGCTTGCATAGCTTGCTTTAAATCCTCTGGACCATCAATCCTTGCAAAATTAATTTCTAATTCATCTACATTAGAAGGTTTCTTCTTCTCAAGTTTAGCCACTTCTTCAGGTGTTAAATCAGCTACTTCTTCAGCTGATCTCTTAACCTTCTGTATAATAAAACTATTATCCTCAATATCACCTAATGGTGAAAAAGCCTCTTTCCCTAAACCAGGTTCTTCAACAACTTCTTTTTTCGCAGGTTTTTCTAAAGAAGATTCAACACTACTTCTAGCATTCTTAGCTTTCTTGATAACTCCAACTGTTCTTACCAATCCTTCACCTACTATACCAAGACCAGCACCTTCTGCGAATTGTCTTAGTTTAGCTTGAGCTGTAGTATCATCTTCTTTTGTTTCCAAGAACTCTGTTACTGGATTACGTAAAGCAGGAACAGATTGGATTAAATTAGATAACCTTTCTTCTTGTTCATCAAATGCAGCAATATCCCCTAAGCCAGCTTGGATAGTAGCCTGAGTTAACTTCCTAGCTTTACCAGCTTTAGGTAACAATTTCGCACCTTTCATTGCTTTACCAGCAACACCAAAACCAGTAATGAACTGGGCTATATCCTCCACCATATTACCAGTGATAGATTTAGGACTCTCTGCTCCATCCACACCAAAAGTGGGTTGTGGAACTTTAAACTTCTTTTCTGTTTGGAATTTAGATAGGTCCGCAACATTCTCATTAAGCCATTGAGCAGCATCATCTACAGATTCCAACATCTCATTAATACCTTTAGTAACACCAGAGACAATAGCTCTACCACCTTCTCCTATTGTGGCTCTAGCTACATCCTTGGCAAATCTTTTAAAAGAACCTCCTTCTGGCTCTTCTTCTATAGGTTCTTCTTCTGCCTCTACTTCCGCTGTCGGTTGAGTAGGCTTCTGAAACTCAGACATAAATTCTCTAACAAGAGCTTCATCATCATTCTTACTCCTGTAATCAATATAATCATTAATTGGTTCTATATTGTTATCTATCTCTCGCATTATTTCTGGACCTTATTATTAATAATTGCTTCATATCTTTGTAATAATTTTATTTCCTCTGCAAACTCTGGATCTAATACTGCAGCATTTTCATCACCTTTATGTTTTTCAACAAATAAATTAAATGTATCTTGTTTAATTTGCTGTAATGTTTCGTGTGTTAAACCACTTTGTTTTACCTTTACAGAAATAGGCATAGCCTTTGGTTTAGGTAATGTAGCAGCAAAGTTATTCATCTCTATAAGATTATATCTATTAGCTACATCATCAGCTATCTGCATAGCATCATCTCTACCAGGTTGAACCTGATTACGTTCAACAAAATCATTTATCCTAGCATCATAATCTCTTTCCGCTTTTGCCATAACAGCAGATTGGGTTATACTAAGAGCTTCTGAGCTGGCACCTAAAAATCCTAACAAGAAATCTCTACCTGCATCTACAGGTTCAGGAACTAATGCCTTTTGGATATTTCTATTAGATAACTTTTCATAATCTTCATTACTCAATGATTTATCTGCAAATCTTGCCTTGGTTAAATCAGAAGATATATCCATACCCTTATCTAATTTATTTATTAACTGACCATAAGTCACACCGTTAGTAATAGGATTAGCTTCTCTAGCCATAACACTAAAGTCTTGGAAATCTTCAAAATCTAATATAGACCTAGATGCCTCAACTTCAGCCGGGGTTAATGTACCAGTAATTGATTTTTCAAATAATATTTTCTTTGTTTCATCTTGAAATACAGCTTGTTCTTTTTCCACCACTTCTTCTGCTTTCTTAGCCATATACATATCATTCTTAATCGAAGCTATTAACGCAGCATCAGTTTTTTTTCTAACTTCTGGAGTCATAGAATCACGTACATTAATACTACCTTCTGGTAGATCTACAGTCACTTTATTATCTAACCATTCAGCATACGCTTCTAATTTGTTAGGTTTTGAATCAATATAAGAATTGGCAGCTTCAGCAAATAGAAACTCTCTCGCTTTAAGAACAGAACTAGCTATTTGATCAGGAGTTCTTAACAACTTACCATCAGCTCCTATCTTACTTAAATTCTGTTCTAGTGCAGCAAAATCAACACTTAGTCTATCAATAGCTGTAAGGTGTCTAGCCTTTATTTCATCTTCTGTTAAATCAGGATCATCTGTAAATAGATCACGAGCAGCAAATACCATGTCATTCATGATCTCATTAGATTCTGCATCTTGTGCTATTCTTTGCTGAGCAGTTAATTGTTTATTCCTTATTTCTGTAGCTTTACCAATATACTTATCAGTTAAACTACTATAATCATTTTCTAATCTAGCTCTTAATCTAGAAGGGGTATTCTTAATAAGACCCTTTTTATATTCAAATAATTCTTTTTGTAATTGCTCAGGATTACCTATATTTCTTTGATATATACCTCTAGCATTCTGTCTAGTACTAGTTAAAAATTCACTAACATAAATAGCATCTGCTTTAGACTGCATATCCTCTGCTATGTTTTGAGTAGCAATAGCTAATTCTCTACCAAAAGCACTAGATGCACCTGAAGGTTGAAACTGTGGTGATTCACCTATTAAATTAAATTGTCTTTGTGGAACTCTAGTCATCTTATAGTTTGAAATCCTGTTAATAAACTACCTGCACCTTTTGCAAGTGGAGCTGCGGCTCTTAATAAACCTAAATTCTTAGCAGACTCTTGAGCAAATTTTTGTTGTGATTTATTTACAGCTATTTGATTCTGTATAGATCTACTATTTAATTCATTAGCAGCAAGATCTTCATTAAGAATCCTTAAGCTTTCAACAGTAAATTTCCTACCTATACCACTGGCTCTAGATACTCCTCTAGCAGCAAAGCTAGCATTAGCAGAACTAATATTTTTAAAGAATTGCTTCCTAAGCATTATTGCATTTTCCTGAGCTTTTAACTTCTCATTAGAAGCCCTAAGATCTTCAAATATAGATTGTATTTTGAATTGTCTGGCTTCAGCCCTACTCACAGCTAAACTGGCAAAACCAGAAGCTAAAAAACCTAATCCTGAACCAATATCTAATGCACCAGCCTTAGCAGTTTGTGGTTGTGTTTGACCTGCTGTTGTTAACTCTCTACTCATTATATATTCACACTTAATGTTACACTCAATACCTGTAGGTCTGCAGGCTCTGATTGGGAAATAGTTATCTGCTGTCTTTCAGACCATCCCATCAAACCTTTAACCTTCTTATCTCCTGTAAAAGTAGGAGGTGCTGCATCTAAAGGACTACCATCACCAGACTCACCAAAAGATCTAAATGAAACAGGTTCACCGTTAATAGTAAAATCTCCAGTGTCTTTTACTCTCAATACAACCTCAGATATTCTTTTTCTTAATCCTATTCTACTACCTAGATCCGCAACTTCAATAGGTAATGTCGTTATTGTTGGAGACATATCTAGCCCGATCTCTACAGATGTTTCAGCATCCCGATCTATTGTTACTGATCCACTAGATACTATCTCATCTCCTAATACGCTGCCATCAGCAATTATTTTAACTGTTTCGCCTTCTAGGTGATCTAATCCTGTAAAAGTACTTGTAGGTAAACCAGAGGTTACTATTGTGCTACTATCCAATAAAGCGCTATCATTCATCTTTTCAAAGTATCTATTTGTAACACCGTTCACAGTTCTTTCCACCATCAAATAAATAGTCGATATATCTACACCTACATTCTTAATTAATCCGCTAGCACCTGTGCTTTGTCTCTTAGTGAAACCTATGACATTCTGTTCAAATAATATAGTTCCCTCAATTAGTTCACCAGAACCATTAACAAATAATATTAAGTTACTTTCCTCTGTTGAGGTACTTTTCCTTACAACAAAATCAGCAGGACTATCTATTAGATGTGATGCCAATAACGATACATTTTCACTACTTGAAACCTGCTGTAATGTATCATAAGTATATCTAATAAGACTCCTACCTCCCCTCTGGATAAAAACATTATTCCCACTAATAACACCAACATTAAAACCAGATTCACTACCATATTGTGATACAGGTACTAAAGAAAAGTTAGAAGGAGTTATATTAGTATCTGCAGTTTGAGGTATTGAAAACTCAGCACCACTAGTGAAAACTAATAAATTACCGTTAGTAGATTTAAGATTTATGATTTCATTAATTTGATCAGTATCTAACGTAGCATCAATACCATCACTATCATCTAAAGATCCTAGATCAAAATCAAAGAACAAATCTATCTTACTACCCCAGATAGTTTGTGGTCTCTCTTTACTACCTCCAAAATACAACCTCCCTCTATGAAAAGTAACAGTTTTAGGATAACCTCTACTAGAACTCCATACATCTTCAAAACCAGTTACATAATCCCAATCACCATTTGCTATAGCGTTAGTAGTATAAAAAGGTATCTCTGTTACGGCTGTAACCTCAGTACCAGAAACATATTCTATAATTCTAGCGCTACCACCTCCACCTTGTACATATTGATTTACACTAGCTGAACTAAATGGGGTACCAGTACTAGCAGTGAGCGTAACAACACCACTTGTAGCAGATGGAGTTAATGTCCCAGATGGAGTACTACTAGCAGGATCAAAGTCGTATAAAGGGATCTTATCAAAGGTAATATCACTAATTAACCACTTATCATCAGCACCTTGTCTAACCATCTTAAAAGGTGTTGTATCCTCCTGTACAAATATCATGGTATCTGCAGACTGAGTATATTTTATTTCTGATATAATTGATTCTGTTATTTGTGTAGCCCTAACATCAATCTGAAGAACACCATCTCTATAAATAGATAGATTCCTATCACTTACCAAAAGCATATAGCTTTGAGTAACATTAAATTCAAAAGGTATCAATCTAGATGTAGATACACTTGAACCTTCAACCCATACATGAAATTCATCTAATGTTACTTTATCTGTACCTAAATCAGTAGAACCAATACGAGCAAATCTCACATATCTATAAGTTCCTCTCACCCTACGCCTTCTAGTAACATCACTAGTAGACATATCTATAGCATCACCTAAACTAGTCCATGAAGAATCATCTGTACTTACTTGTATAAAGAACTCTGTACTATTTGTTGCACTAGTTAACTTAGCACCAACGACATCAATAAAAGCTAAATCTTTCTGACTCCCTAAATCATAGTGCACAACAACATATGGATCTGTAGTACTAATATTAGTAGTAGTTACTAACTCTGTACTAGTACTATCATCATTCGCATTAGCTCCAGTCCCTCCATTAGGGGTAGTTATAGTAGGGCTACTCTCTCTAGTTACCTGTCTATGAGCTCTATCAACATACTCCAAACCATCATCTCTTTTAAATCCTCCCTGAGGTAACAACCTAACATTGGTCATTGTTTCAGCAGCACCATAATACCTATCAATATCAGTTCTCCCTAATAACAAAGGATCCAATTCTCCAGAAGTAAATTTGTGTTGTGTGGATCTTATAGGCATATTTAACTCAATCTAGCTGCTAATAAATCATCTGCTGGTATCTGTTGACTAGGGTTCTCAGTAGAATCTAACTTCTTAGCCTTACCAAAAGAACCACCATTCATATTATCAGAAGGTAATCCCCAGGCTTCTCTTTTCTTTTCTTCAGATATATTAGCATCATCTGTTATAGATCTAGCTATCTTAGCAGCTATCGCATCAACAACAAATTCCTCAAAGAATATAGGGAAATTCTCTGCAGCTACTTCAAATTGATAATCAATATATATCTTATCATGATCAGTAAATAATTGATCTTCAAATATTTCATAATTAGTCGTAGGTGTAACTCCTACAGCACTACTATCATATACAGCTTTAAGCTTTAGATTATCTGATGGAAGTTGATAAGCATACGTCCATTCATTTAATGGAGTGGTAACTAATTGACCTAACTGTACTTTCTTTAAATTAAAGTTCCAAGGATGGATGGATTGTAAGTACCTTATATATTGGGGGTATACCAAACCACAAGTTTTAGATCTACTGGTATTCTCAGTAAAACTATTAATAGTATCTTCTCCTAAAGAATTTAACGCTCTAGAACATATATCAAATTTACTCGCCATCTTTTACCTTAAAATTAGGTTTTCCAAACACTTCAGCAGTAAAGCCACTCATACTATATACATTACTGAAATCTACCGTTTTTGCAATATCCTTTAATCTATTTTGATGTCTATTTACTAAATGATAATTACCCTCATTTCCAAACCTGGGACAACAATCCGAATTAATTCTACCCTTCTTAGAATGAAAGTATCCATCTCCCCCAATCATAGGGGCTCCAGCTAAAATAATATCTTTAAATCCCATTCCTTGACATATCTGTACAGCATCTATTGAACTAGTTGCTCCTCTTTCTATATCAGGCCAGAAATAATCAGCTTCATAGTGCCAATCTGGATAATAAGGTTTTGATGTATGTGTTTCTATAATCGGATTCATAGATCTTATTTTAAACATTTTTATTTGCTCTAAATGTGCAGTAATTAACTTATCACAATATAAAGCCCATACAGCTTCGTTTACTCCTATGACTAAGAAATCATCTATATGTTTTTTAATCTCTTCATAGTCTTCAAGCAAACAAGGAGCAGAACCGCATATTACTGCGGTCTGCCCCTTATAATCACCTGTGAATATTTTATTCTCAGGTATCATCGATTAGTCACTATCACCGATAGCAGTTAATTCTACAGTAAATGTAGCTATAACTGTATTAGTTGAAGCACCATCTGTGATAATCTCTAAAGCTTGTCCAGCCGTTAGAGTATTAGCAGCGGTTGGAGTTCCACTATCAACATCACCAGCAGCAGAACCTGAGTTAGCGATTGTTATAGTACCACCAGTTACCGCCGTACCACCGATCTCAGTAGTAATAGCAGCATCAGCAGTTGCAATAGCGCCATTAATAACTGAATAAAGTTTAGTGAATTTACATGCAACAGGTGCAGTTACCCACACTGAAGATGCTGTCGATACGTCTGCCATAGTAACAGTAAGATAAATCTTACCACCACTTGATATAGCATCGTAAGTATCAACTACACCGCCTGTATTACTTACAACAACCAAACGGCCGATTTCAGTAACTGCAGTCGGAGTAGCAACGCTATCTACGACAGTAATATGTATAGTATCACCAACCTCTAACATGGTTGTGATATCGTTAAAATAACCACTAGTATCACAAGTAGCTAGAGTATCAGCAGTTCTGTAAGTGAAGTGCTGTGGAGCAACTCCACGTCTAGCATTAGATCCAAGTGGTGAAAAGTTAGCTTTAGCGAATGCCATTTTAAACCTCTTATATTATTAATTATTAAGCTTCGTAAGTAAGAACTTCGTAAATACCATTGTCATCAATTCCTACTGCACCAGCAGAAAAGATACCATTGATTAACCAAGAAGTTTTCTCAGGTACGTAGTTGATCTCAGTTTTCATATTGATACCAACAGCAAGACCCATAGCAGCTTTATGGAAAGCAAAGTTCTTTCTGATATTAGAAGTAAGATCAAGTCCACCTTCATCACGATCTTCAATCATTACGAATGTAAATCCTAGGAAAGTGTTAACTTCACCACTTACTAATGCTTTTACTGAATTGTAATCACTAGATGTAGCTTCAGTCTCTCCTAATAATTGTTCAAGACCTACTGCACTATGAACTAAGTATCTATCTTCAGCAGGTACACCCTGTGCGTCTAGAAGTCTTTTAGCTCTTCTTAATTTAGTAACATTAAGACCAGAATCTGTACCACCTAAGTTGTCAGAAATCTGTGTAGAATTAGCCCCTGCATCAGCAGCGTCTATAACCAATTGATCCATTCTACGACCCATTGCTTTAGCAATAGCGTCTTTTAATTCAGTTCTTTCATCAAAATTGATCTTTTGTAGATCGTAAACATCAGAATATTCTGGTGCCTGCCAATCTTCAAGAGTCGCAGTTGCATTAGTGTGCTGTACATTCATTGGTACAACGTCAGTTTGAGAAATTTTTGGTTGTGCTAAACCTTTTCCGAATTTAGGAAATCTATGAGTAGAACCAACCACTCCTTCTCTTGTTCTTACCGCAGACATTAACTTAGAAGCGCCTTGGTAAGCTTGCTTTACTTCCGCATCAAATTGCGCAATAAAAGCAGTAGATATACTAGTAGCCATATTATAACCTGTATATGAGTTAATAAACAAAATCAATCTTCGACCAATTATGCCTCTAGCTCATACAGGCCCTTAAAGGGTAAGCTGTATGTTTAGGGGGATTGCATCTTCATGGTTACCTACCATGCAAAGGATATTTAAACTATTAGGTGTAATTAGTAAGCTAACGTCTAAATATATATATTTATATATATCATTCACACCAATGTGTCAAGCAAGGACAGTAAAACCGTCCCTGCCCGACACATGAGTTTATGAATGCTCTTACACAGTATACTATGAATTCATAGCTTCAAAGTGTTTTTTTACTTTCATATGAGTTTCTACATCACCTTTCTTATATGCTTCAGATCTAATCAGCTCATCTACCTCTTTCCTAGACAAAACACCATCTGGTATTGCTGTTTGAACTGGTATCTCTGGTTCACCCGAAAGCGAAGCTAACTTATTTAATACTAATAAAGAGTTAGCATCATTAGCGAATGATTGGAATACAGGTAATTCATCTTTACTTAAAATACCTTTATTAAGTAAACCATCTCCCCAATTAACAACTCTTTGAAGAATCTTTTTAGAATCACTACCTAACTTTTCTAATTCTTGATCTCTATACTTATTAAACTCTTCTTCTTTCTCTTCATCTGATAGTTCAGGTTCATTTTCTACTAATAAACCCTGCTCTTTCATTGCAGGAAGAAGCCCTTCCATAAAAGTAGCAAATTGCTCTTTAGGTAATCCAGCTTCTAAAGCTTGCTCCCTAAGCAATGTCATAGCCTCTGAATCTTCTGGTAACAACTCAGCCAGATCTTCAGACACTGTATATTCACCAGCTTCTTTTGGAGGTTTAACACTTCCTTTTTGTGATATGATTTTCCTTAAGTCTAAAGCTTTTTTCTTTTCAGTTTCTAAATCCTTAACTAAATTATCTAATTTAATCTCTCCTTTCTCCTCATCCCAATAATTATCAGATAATACTTCAGGCTTAGTAGCTGGTTCTTTAACTTCTTTTAATTCTTCAGAGTCATTCGGCGAATCCTTCTCTTCCTCTGGTTGCTGATCCTGCTTTAAAGCTTCCTCTTGCTCTTTCTCGTATTCAAGCTTTTGAATAGTTTCAGGTTCTTTCTCAGCCTCAACATTACTCATTAAACTCATTTCTGTCATGTTATTACCTCTTCTTAGTGTTAGTTACAGAATGTATACGATCCATAATAGAACGAACAATTGAATTCTGCCCTTCTCTTATAAATCCATGATGTACACCAGTCATGCCATCACTTGGAACCCAAGCCGCTTGATCAATAGTACATTTCTTTAAATGCTCTAGAACCTTCTTACCACTAGGTGTGGTGAAAATTGCAGAGTATTGTTTATTTAATTCATCATTTTGTTTTTTGAACTGCTCCACCTGTTCCTTATCAGCGAGCTCTATATCATCTAATCCCCACGGATTATTTAATCTTTCATATCTAATATCATCCACTTTACTCATGTGTACCTCAATAAATTAATTAGTCTATTGCACCGCTCCAGCTTCTTGTTGCGCTGCAACAACTTGTGCTGCTTGCTGTTTGATATTTTCTCTTTCTTCCTCTGTTCTAATTAAAGAAGGAGATACACCCAACTTATCAGCAACCCATGCACCCAGATTATCAATATTAAAAGTAAGCTGACTTAACTGTCCAGTAGGGTCAATTCCTTTCAATATCTGATCTGAATTAACTACAGAATTTACATCCTCTATTCCCTGCGTCTTAGCTAATGGAGAAAGTATTTGTGTAGTTACATTTATATTATCAATCTTAATGCCTCCACCAAAAGTAATAATATCCTTGTTTTCTAATATATGTATCACTCTTTGCAACAACTTTTGTACAAATTCAAAGATTAATCTACCAAAAGCTGCACCAGTATCTACCTGTAGTTGTTTCATCCTTTCAACTATTTCAGTAGCACTCCTCACAGGACCAGCATCTGGTGGCAATCTATCATTTAATAATAAAGTATTAATTTGCTGTCTTAACTCCTCAAACATAAAGTTCTGAGCATTTAAATCACCAGTTCTAGGTAGAGGCGCAATAGATGGACCATTAGGACCTGCATTCCTAGAAACAGGAATCATTGCATTCGGCGCTATCTTAATAGTATCAGGATTTGTAACACCATCGTCAGCTACAGTGTAGACGCCAAAGATATTAAGTTGTGCAGACCTAATAGCTAACTCTCTAGCCTTATTAAGCATTTTTAAGTCAGGTAAAGCTTGTAATAGTGGGCCTCTACCATAAACTTCACCTGCTACCTTAGACCATCTCACAATAACCCAAGGATTTACTTCAAAGGTTCTTTCAACAATTCTATCTGTTTTATTAAATAAAATCTCGTACCTCCATATTTTCTCTTCATCATCATAATAAGTAACTTCTTTAAACTCTATTTCCTTATCAGGACAATCTTGTACCATTTTAGCTAATTCAGGAGTTAACTTAGCATCTCTCCAAGTTTGTAATACACCTCTACCAGCTACTTTGTGATTTCTGAAGATACCAGCTATAAACCCATTCTCTCCTTCATCTAATGCTATTTCACTAGTAGGAACAGATATAAACTTTATTGGTTGTTCATCATCACCTTCTAATATTAACATAGCACCAGTACCAACTGCTAGATCATAATACATCTCACCAGCAGCTATAGAGAAGTTAGAGCTATTGATAGTAGAAAATACTATATCAGTTATTACTTCTAGTATTTTATTTACTTCCTCTCTACTTCCTTGAGGAATCGCAGGACCCGCTTTCAATTCCGCCCATTTTACGAAAGGAGGAGTTAGAGCGGTCATGATTCTATTAACGAATCCATTGATCCCAGCAATACCCGTAGAATCAAATACTTTATCCATCTTCGAGGATCCTTGGGATCTGGTAGAATATAGGTTTCTTTGTGGTAATGCTAACTCGTAAGCACCCTCAAATAAAGATCGATATTCCATCTTTACTCCTTCAGCTGCTTGTATTCTTTTTGTTAGTTTTTGTATATTAAGTTTTGCCATAATCTTTTAAAGTTAAATTTATTTATCATCTTCTAGATCTAGACCTAATTCATCCAGCCGATTTAGATAAAGATCTTCGTCTATAAAAATCTCTATTCCTTCTGTATCGAGACTAGTGTCTTCTGTTACAAGGCCATAACTATATACATCATCTACCTGTGCAATAAAATACTTCTCAATAAGACCTAACTCATAAAGGCGATCTAAATAAATAGTTTCATCAGTAAAAGTCTCTATATTAGGTAATCCTGAGTCCATATACATATTAGGCTCCACTACTCCATAAGAATAGACTGAGTCATCAGTTGCAATGAAGTATTTTTTGCATTCTGGATTATGAATTGATTGATTCATTACGCTTGCCCTCCATCGGTTATTGTCCAGTTATTAGGTGATCCTGTTAAGATACCTCTTCCAGTAGTCGGATCTCCAGCACCATATTGAGCAGATCCAAAGTGAGCAGTAACTCCAGATTGTATTGTGGCCTGTGACGGCCAACCTGTAGTCGTATTTAAAAGCTTGTCATAATTTGTTTGGCTAAAACCTGAACTGATGGCCATATTAGAAGCCGATGTTAAGTTGCTAATATCAAAATGAGATATGTCTTGATCAAATACTGTTGCACCTTGTATAAAATTTGTAAGGTTTGTCATACTTGATGTAGTCCAGCTAGATAGGGATTGATTAAATGATGACGCCCCCCAAAATACACCGTTAAATAAAGTTGCATTTGAAACATCCCACGAGCTAACATCTTGGTTAAAACTGGTAGCCCCATCAAAAATACGTTTAATTGTAGTAGCGTTACTTGTTACTAGATTTGTTACAGGCTGGTTAAATTCTGTGACATTCTCAAACATAAACTCAAAATTAGTTCCTGCGCTTGTGTCTAAATTAGCAAGAGATTGGTTAAATGCTGAATTTCTAAACATTTTAGAAAAGTTCGTACATGAACTTAGATTTAGATCAATAGCGGAGTCAAAAATTGAACACCCATGAAACATTTCATTAGCTGCCGTTGCTAACGGCGCGTTTATTGTAACAGAGCTATTAAACACAGTATTGTCTTTAAAGAATCCGTATAGTGACACATTCAGAGGCATATCAAAGTCAATCTCTTGATTTATAGCTGTGTTTAAAAACATTGAAAATGCACTTGTTATATGACTAAAATCCCAATCATTTAATCTATTTATGCTCGTCAAACTTGAACACTCAACAAATAATCCATAAATATGATTTGTTTTACTCATATTTAAAACATCTAGGCAAGAGATCGTGGTTAAGTTATCACAACCTCTAAATTGTCTCCATGTATTACCTGTTCTTCCACCTAAGTTAAAATCTGATCCCCATTGACTAATTGTAATAAGCTTTGAACAATCTCCACCATTATCAAATTTCCACCCTTCAAATTTACCGTGAATCTCAATAGTGTAGGTCCCTGCACCCCCTGAAAAAGTTGTTGTTATGTCTGCATCGTCATAGGCTGTAATTAATGAAGACACACCGTCTGTTGTTTTAGTGTAATATTCATACGCCCCGTTAGATATCGAGGGTAATGTAAACTGATCATTATTCGATGTCCCAGAGTTATCAGTCTTTACGCTAATAATCATAGGATTTCTGTTTTTGTTAAATGATGGAGCACAAGTAAACATTAGCTAAAATCCTTTGAGCTTACACAACAAAGCCCACCTACGGTAGTGTAAATGCAGCTAATCATCATTACCCCAGATGCTGTTGTTGGCATTACTGGAGCTATCCCATCGGGAAATTTGAAAGTTGAATTATATGCTACTGTATATGAAGATGAAGCATGTTGTTTAATAATAAAATTATACGTGGTTCCATCTACTAAGTTTGATGGAGACGCTAGAGTTGTATTCTCTGTTAAATCATGAACGAAAATATTGCTTAATGAAGCATCTATAGCAACACTGTTTGCCGAGCTAGTTAAAGTGGCAGGGGTTACTGTTTGAGCTTTAGTGAATGTATTAACGGTGGCCAGAGCTGACTTAGCATCTAATTGCGTCTGAATTGCACTAGTTACTCCCTTAACATAAGCAATCTCAGTTTTTGATGGATAAGTTGACACAGGCAGAGAGACTATCTTCTTACTACTATCAGCAGCTATCAATTCGTCAGCGGTTAGATTGCTGTTGATAGTACTCGCAAAAGTAACATTACTTGTTGTTGTTAAACCCTCTGGTTGGTCAACAGCAGCTAAAGCATTCCAATGGTCATCGTCAATTTCGATATTATTCATATAAGTTGAGCCAAGGCCATTAGCAGATAAGTATAAATCAGCATTTGTTTGAGTGGAGCTTATTGTCTGACCATCAATACTAACACCCGAGAATGTAGCCTTCTGACTTGAATCAATAGTTAAAGCATCCACAGGAACATTAGAACCATCAGGAGTAGTCATTAATCTAATACGACCTGGAGAACTAGTACTTGAGATAGTACCACTAGTATCCATACTAAAATCAATCTGACCCGTTAAATCATAATGAGATCCTGTCCATCCTGCACCATATATTGCGAGGGTAGATTGTCCAGATGTCAAAGTGGTATGACTATCAGTATTGTTATTTGTTCTTGCACCAATAAGAGCTGGAGGTAAGGTTGTTGAATGTTTATGTATTATAGCTTGAGCAGGAGCTGTTCCCCCTATATCATTAATTCTAAGTGCAGAATCATAAGTTGTACCATTAATATTAATACCAGACTCTTCTGTAGAAGGTGGTGAATATATATCTAAATGACCAGTACCATTAGGAACTAAAGTTAAATTACCATCAGTATTAGTAATACTTATTGTATTCCCGTCCAATGATATATTATCTATGACAGCACTTGCAAACTCACCAGTGGTAACAGTAGTAGCTATATCTCCATTCAATGGAACCGCCGTAATCCTAACCTGAGTAAAACCATCTGATCCTATAGTGATGATAATATCATTCAATTCTAGCATAGTGCGAGCTTCATTGAAGTACCCGTCTGCTTGCATAGTAGCTTTTGTGTCTGTACTAGATAGATACGAAAAGATTTGAGGCGCAACTCCTCTTGCTCCTTGTCCTCCTACAGGTGAGAATTTATTTATATTAAAAGCCATATATTATTTCCAATATTGTTCAACCCATCCATTACACTCATGCGGCTTAGGTTTCCCATGAAATACTACTATCTTTGTAAACTTTTTAAATTCTTTTTGCAAGTGATTAGCCTTATAGCTCTGTATCTCCCTAGGATCAAAAGTCTTAACCTTATTATCACCTTCCAACATTTCCGTGATTAAATCTTGGTCTCCCTTTAGTCTTTGCATATCTGTAGGCTTAAATCGCGTATAGATCCTATTATAGTCTCCAATCTTCCAAATCAT